AGTCATTGAAGGCTAAAAACGAAGCTCTTGAGGACAAGGTAAATCAGATGGTTGTCGAGAAAGATAAGCTCGAAAAGCTACTTAGAGACCTACAAACAGAGGTAATTGACAAGCTTTCTGTGTCTGGAGAAAATTTTATATACGGAAAAAGTAAGAAATGAAAATAAAAGCACCTAAAGGATACCACTGGATGAAGTCTGGAAGTGGAGCTCCTAAGTTAATGAAAAACCCACCAGGCGGTTACAAGCCCCACAAGGGAGCTAGTCAATCATTTAATTTTAAGATTCAAAAAATTCATAAAAAATAATGGGTGAATTAAAAAAATGGGTGAACGAGAAGTGGGTAAGAATTGGAACAGACGGTTCAATCCTTGGGGCTTGTGGTACAAGCAAGAACAAGAAGAACCCAGACAGATGTCTTCCATTAAAGAAGGCAAAGAGCATGAGCAAATCACAAAGAGCTGCTACTGCTCGCAAGAAAAAAAGACAGGGGAAAAACCGACAGTTTGTTGCAAACACCCCCGCAGCAAGAGTAACTAAAAGATACACATAAAGATGAAACCTAATACAGTAAAACATGGCGACGTGGGATTCAAGGATAGTGTTGTTGATATGTATTTAAGTGCAGAACAAAAAACACTACCATCTGACCTTCAAAGAACAATCATTGAAGCTAAGATGAAAAAGATGCAAAAGTAATATGGCTAACAAAGCAAAAATGAAATGCAATGTCGTTGTGAAAAGCGACAGGGCTGGAAAGAAAAAAATGGTCAAGGCCTGCTCAGGTGGTAAGGAAAAGCTTATCCACTTTGGAGCTAAGGGTTATGGCCATAACTATTCTAAGGCAGCAAGAAGTTCTTTCAGAGCTAGACATAAATGTTCTACTGCTAAAGATAAAATGACCGCTAGATACTGGGCATGTAAGCACTTATGGGCTGGGCCTGGTGGTAGCAAAGCAAGTTCACCCAAAACAAGAAAAGGAAAATATTAAATAACTATCTTTGTAAAAAAATAAAACCATGCCAACAATACCATCAGGAGATAAACTAATATTTACATCTGCAAGTGTAGATATGACAGAAAGAAAGTCCGCACAGCTAAATGCCAAAACCCATGTATATACTATGCAGGACATAACCGACACTGTGAATGCAGGCGCTGGTCCAAGCATAGAAGACCTTAATGATTTAACGGATGTATTAAGAGATAATACAAGCGGAGGAAGTTCAAACCCGAAAAACGATAAGTTAATGCTAGGGGGTTATTCTTCAGGCTTAGGTACTATTGGCGATGGACTAATTTATATAGGTAACCCAGATAGCAATGCAGGTTATACCTCTTTTGGAGGTTTTCATTCTGTTGTTATTGGTATGGACGCTGGAAAAAATGGTCTAGCTGCAGACATGGTTGTTATAGGTAACGAAGCTGGTAATGGAGGAGTCCCTGGTTCTCCTTTTAATTTAGGAAGTGGAGGTACTAAGTCTGTTATTATAGGTACTAAATCAGGTAAAATTTTAGGTGCTCTTACCAGCAGTGTCGTTATAGGGTATAACTCTTGTAGTGGTGGGTTTAGCAACTCTAGTATGGCTGGAGGGTTTATTACCTCAATTAAAAACGTAGTTGTTGGAGAAGAGTCAGGTCCTACAGGTGGCCCAACTACAATGAGTTACACGACTATCGTAGGGGGAGGTTCTGGAACACAACAACAAGGCACAGTTCATAATACTATTGTTGGGTCTGAGGCTGGAACTACACTTTCAACTGGAACAAACAATACAATTCTTGGGTATGGTGCTCAGTCTAGTACCGCAACTGTTAGCAACGAGTTTACTTTAGGTAACTCTAGCGTTGCAACTCTTAGATGTGCTGTAACTTCTATCACTTCTTTGTCAGATGAAAGAGATAAAAAAGATATTGTTGATTTAGAATATGGATTAGACTTTATAGAGTCTTTACAACCAAAGCAGTTTACTTGGGACAATAGACCAGAAACATCAACTGGTTTTGATGAAGAAGGAAATCAAGTTGAAAAAGAAATTGAAAGTGCCAACAAGGGTAAAAAAGATTTTGGATTCATAGCACAAGATGTTCAGCCGTTAGATAATGATGTTCTTCGTTTGGTGTATGATGAAAACCCAGACAAACTAGAGATGAGCTACGGAAAGCTAGTGCCAATTCTAGTTAAAGCAGTAAAAGAATTATCTGAAAAAGTAAAAGCTTTAGAAGCAAATTAATATGAAAGCAAGGGGATTAGGTGATGTTATAGAAAATATCACAGTTAAAACAGGCATTAAAACCGTTGTGGAAAAAACGGCTAAAGCCGTTGGTAAAGACTGCGGATGCGGTAGAAGACGTGACACTCTAAATCGAATGTTTCCTTTTGACAAAAAATAATATCTTTGCATAAATAAAAAAAATAAAATGGCTTATCAAAAATTACAAGTACAAGGTGCATTAGAAGTTCACACAAGTGATAATGCCGACATACCAAACAAATCAAGTGTTCCAGCAAGTGGAACTACTACTGGAACTACTACAAACAAACTTGTAGATTCAGGAGAAACATTCGAGTCAAAAGTTAGAGTTGGTGATATTGTTTACAATACATCTGATGCTACAGCAGCAACTGTTACAGCTGTAGATAGCGACACTCAACTTACCTTAAATGGAGATATTATGACTTCTGGAGAAGCTTATACTATTTATAGAGGAGACCAAAGCGGATGTGTGTTGTATGTGGGAGTTGGAGGACAAGTTAAAGTAACAACTTCGGGAGGAGACACAGTTACTTTTTACAATCTAAACAATGGACAGTTTGTGCCAGTAAATGTTAAAAAGGTATTTGCAACAGGGACAACTGCAACTAACCTAATAGCACTCTGGTAAAATGGCATTATCATCTTCAGTAGGACTTTTTATTGACCATGACCTATACGACCACGGTACTATAGAGTCACTGGAGATGATTACTGAGATTGGAACTGCTGACCCAGAGATAGAAATTATAGCTGAGTCAGGCTCTGAGCCGCCTGGAGACCCACAAGCCACAATGATAACAGAAACATATTTGTTCCCATAAAAAAATAGATTATGCCGATTAAGTTTTCACAATTTACCAACAGAACAAGTACTACAGCTGGAACAACTATAGTTGGATTTGATGGCAACCAGAACATCAAAATACTTTCGTCCGACCTTGTAAGCGGATTTATAAACGGAACTACACACACTCTTCCTGTTTTTACTACAGCAAATACTCTTGGAGATTCAATTGTTGCTCAAGATGCTTCAGCAACTCAACTTCATATTACTGGAGATGTTGGAATCGGGACAACTACGCCAAATCAAAAGCTGCATGTTGTTGGGCACATAAGGGTTGGCAACAACACAAACACTATTTATGCAAATAGATTTAAAGCGGTAAATGATGGAGATGTTACACTCAGAGCGAATGATGGTTATGATTTAATTTTAAATGCTACCACTGGAGATAATGTTGGAATAGGGACAACTTCGCCAGGCGTTAAACTTGATGTAGATGGCGATGTGCGTGTATCTTTGACATCAAAATTTACATTTGCAAATGGACAATACCTAAAAGATGATGGTAGTGCAGGGTTAGATATAGCTTCAATTTCTGCAGCTGGAACTATTAATTTTATTACGAACTCTACTGACCAAATGATTATCACGTCAGCAGGGGATGTCGGAATCGGAACGACTGCGCCAGGGGGCAAATTAGAAGTAAATGGTGGAACTGGGGTGGCTACATCGGGAGGTACATTAATAGTGCGACAAGATGGTGACACTTCAAACGACGGTATTGCTTTAACAAGCTCAAACTCCATTTCACACAGAATGTATAAAAATGCAGGCGGCATTTTTTTAATGGGACCGTCAACCGATTCAGACGCATTTGCTTTAGATTTAAACGGCAATGTTGGTATTGGAACTACTTCGCCTGGTGGATTGCTTCATGTTTCTGCAGGAGACACAGGTGACGCTGTTGTTATTATTGAGGCAGACGCAGACAATACAGGGTCGGAAAACGACAACCCACATTTAGAGTTACGTCAGGACGGAGCAAGTATAAAAGCAAAGCTTGGAATTGAGGGAGAAGCAGGGAATACTTATTCTAACTCATTAGCTAATGCGACATATTTAGGAACTGTATTTGAACAGCCTCTTCAATTTATTACAGGAGATACAGGAAGTGTTCAAACGGCTAAGATGACCATATTGGCTAATACAGGTAACGTCGGTATTGGACACACAGCCCCTGCTTCTATACTACATATTAAAGAAAATACTACTGGAACTGGTACTTCAACAGGTTTAACTATTGAACAAGATGGTGCTGGTGATGCTATTGCAAGTTTTTTACTTACGGGAACAAGAAGATGGGTTCTTGGAGTAGATAATAGTGATTCCGATAAGTTTAAGTTAGCATCAACTACAGATTTAGATAGTGATGCAGCGATAACTGTAACCACAGGTGGCTTTGTTGGAATTGGAACGACTTCGCCAGGTGCTAAACTTCAAGTTGTTGGAGAGCTTGATGTTTCTGCAACTTCTGGAGGGGCGGGGGATGGAATATTCCAAAATGGAAAAGCTTGTATGCTTCTGGGCACGACAGGTAATTTATCTTTAGGTGATTGGGATGGAAATGATTTTCAAACTCAGATTTATGATAACAGCCAGAACATAGTTTTTCAAACATTTGACGGTGGATTTTATGCTCCAAAGAAGCTTGTAGTACAAGATGGAAGTATAAATACTCATTTGAATTATATAGGCTCAAAAACTCATTTCGCATATGTTCAAGCAGATAGTGGCTCAGTTGACACTAGTCTTTATATTGCTAGAAGCGGAAGCGGTGGAATGCAATCAGCTATTGAGTTTTATGAAGATAGCACTGGAACGTATCGGGATAATAAGATGATATTCAAGCTTACTCAGCCTCAGAGTTATAATACTAACGAATACATGACGTTTCAGTATAGCACTGCAACTACCTCCCTTGTAAACATCCAAGCACATAAGCCTATAGTAGCCAAGGAAGGTGTTTATATAGGCGCCTCAGGTAATCAAAATTCAGCCCCACACCATTTAGACGATTACGAAGAAGGGTCGTTTACTCCTACTTTTTATGGAACTAGCGGTTTAGCTATTACATACGACTCGCAAGTAGGTAGATATGTAAAGGTTGGTAGAGCGGTTCATGCTTTTATAGAATTAGGTAGTGATGCTGTAACTTATGCTAGTGGTAATTTAGAAATACATGGATTACCTTTTGTATCTGCTGACGTAGATGCTGCTGCTACCGTTGGTTTAAATTATTCATTTGGCACTTCGTTAGCAAATTATACGTTTTCAATTAATGATGGGGGGAGCAAAATAAACATATACTTACGCAATGTTACAACACAATATCCAGCCAGTGGATTGGGGACAGGTACAAATAACAACAGATTGCGTTTAACAATGACATATTTAACAACAACATAAAATAAAAAAATGAGTTTAAGTAAAATTACAGTTTTAGATAAAGTAGAGTTTGTAGGTGACTTTCAAATATTACAAGTGAGAGAGCGTACAGATATAGTAGAAACTATTGATGGAGTTGAAAAAGTTGTTTCTAGTGACTATCATAGAAGTTTATACAATCCAGACACATTAAACCCTAGAGTTATAGGTCAAGATGATGATGGCAATGACCTTCTTTCTCCAGCTCTTCCAGAAAATTTAGTCCCTTATGTCACTGGTGTATGGACAGATGAGCTTGTAGCTTCTTATATAGCATCTTTAGAATCATAAAAAAATAAATAACTATGTCAGATTTAACCCCAAGCTCGAAGTTTTCACTAACCATTAAGGAGTTAATCGCATTAGGTTTTGGCATAAGTTCCTTGTTGACCGTATACTTTACCCTGAAAGCAGATATAGCTTTAGCAATGCAGGAGCCAAAACCAATTATCACACAGCAAGAGTTTCAATACAAAGATGAATTAGTTCGTAAAACCATAATGCTTACTCAACAAGATGTTGATGGGATTAAAGTTGATGTGCAAGAAATTAAAGAGTCTTTAAATAAAATTGAAGACAGATTGTATGAAGCTCGTTAAATACATATTTATTCTATGTTTTGTTTTTGTGCAAGCCCAGCATGAGAACGGGATAAGTATTGTACAAGCGTCTGCTGAATTTACGAAAGAAGCTAATTTAAATATCAAAAAATTAGACGATGTAAATGTGTTTAATTACGACATAGGAAAGCACAAAGATTTTTTTGAAGAAAATAATATTGTATATTTACCCACCATCATACTATTTGAAAATGGTAATGAGGTTGAAAGATGGGAAGCTGACATTACACTAAAACTTAAGTGTAAGTTAGAGGACCTACAGAAGGAGATTGATAAATTAATAGAAAATAAATTTTAATGAAATACTTAATACTTTTACTATGGTGCTTTGTAGCACAGGGGCAAATATTTAAAAAAGCTTATGATGAGTTTTTCAAATACTCATCTATTTATGTAGCAGGTAATGTGTCAAACGCATACGAAAAAACTACTAAAGATTACTTTGTAGATAAACCTGCTGATGGAGATTTGTATGGGATTCCGAAAGTTATAGATGTTACCGAATACTATCCAAATGACTACAGAGTTGGATTCGGAATTAGAAAACTAGCTCGATTTGACTACGAAGTTAAACCAAACTTTTACGATGGAACTGAAATGAACAAAGCTTTATCTGCACCAACTGCTGCAGTAAAGGGATTTGAATATTTGTTTCACTATGAGCAAGAGAGAGAAAGAGGGGAAGAGTTTGTAAACACAAGATATTTTTTAAGACACACAGGGAAATACCACATCGTAAAGTTAGAGCAAAGAGAGCAGGGAAACGTGGGTTTCGAATATCAATCGGCAGAGGTAAGATTACGATTGCCTATTGGTAAAAAGTTTAGCATATCAGCTGGTGGTATTTATCGTACTCATCAAACTCCTTATGGGTATAATCCGATAGAAATATGGTTAAATGAAACTGAAATTATAGATGTTTTTAATGACGACACTCCTAATGATGTTCAGCAAGTCGAAGTTCCAGTGAATCCATGGTATACTTTAGGATATTTGTATGGATATCAAGACAAGCCATATGTGTCAACTATATACAATGCAGATGGGACAACATCCCAGGTTTTTGATTATGTTTGGGTTGATGACCAAGGAAGAACTGTTGCTTATACTGATTTAGATTTTAGAAATAGAATCTTTGGTAGATTAATGAATAGATATAATAGGGAAAAGTGGGCAGAACTAGATAGTTTTGGAGAAATAGCTCCTATAGTTGGATTTGATTTTTATCATTACAGCAATAATTTTTGGACTCATGCTTACGCAAACTACATACTCCCTCATCATAAGTATGTAAAAGGCAACGAAGATTTTTCTTATCTTCACAGAAACTCTTGGGGTAAAGGAGGTCATAATGATTTACTTGAGGGAGAGCAATGGGAAGATTGGCAAGCAGGATTAATCCTTGGATGGAAAATTACAAATCGTTTAGGTGTATTTATAGAGAGTGAGTATACTAGATTTTGGGACACTGAAATACATGACACTAGGTTTGGAATAAACTTAAGATTATAATTATGTGCGAGATTTGTTTGTTTTGCGGCGGACTTTGCTAAATGGAAAGAATTAGCGAACATATAAGCTATCAAGAGGGTACTCGTTCTGTTACTGCTCTAAGACTTGGTATTGATAATATTCCAGATACATATCAATTTACAAACATGCAAGTTGTGGCTGAAAACATTTTTGAGCCATTAAGAAAATGGACAAGAGGTCCTATAAAAATAAATTCTTTTCTAAGAGTTCCAGATTTAAATAAGGCTGTTGGCGGAAGTTCTTCAAGCCAGCATTGTCAGGGTAGAGCAATTGATATTGACGATAGCTATGGTCACAAAACAAACGCTGAAATGTTTGAATACATAAAAAAGCATTTAGACTTTGACCAAATGATATGGGAGTTTGGTGATGATGATAACCCAGACTGGGTGCATGTATCTTATGTTTCGCCAGACAGAAATAGAGGAAGATGCTTAAGAGCCGAAAGGATTGATGGTAAAACAAAATACAGAGTGATATGAAGAAATTAATTTCACTTTTAACAGGCGGTCTTGTAAAAGATATTGGGGATGTTATTGATAAGGTAACAACAACAGAAGAAGAAAGACTAGATGCTAAACATAAAATACAGGAGCTTTTAGAGAAAGCAGATAATGACGCTCAGTCACAAGTTACAGAAAGATGGAAGTATGACATGCAAAGCGATAGCTTTTTGTCTAAGAACATACGGCCACTTGTCATGGTGTTTCTTACAACCATGTTTACTTTGTTAGCGTTTACGGATGGAAACATAGGTGGTTTCCAGGTTCAAAAAGACTACATACCAATTTTTCAATCATTATTAATCACAGTCTATGGAGCGTATTTTGTAGGGCGCACATGGGAAAAAAATAAAAAGAATGGCAAGAGCGACGTTTGATGGGCCTAGAATTTCTCAAAAAAAGAAAAGACCAGGGGTTCATTCTAAGAATGCTTCAAGAGGGCAGTCATCATACAAACAAAAATATAGAGGTCAGGGTAGATAAAATAAAATGTATATCTTTGTAAAAATTTAATCAAATGAAAAAATTAGAAACAAAAGAACTTGAAAAGGTAAATGAAATTAATAAAGAGTTTATGTCTCTCAAAGCATCTGTTGCAGATGCAGAGCTTCAAAAACATGTTGCCTTACACAAGATATCATCACTTCAATCAGAGTTCAAAGAATTAGAAGCTGAGCTTGTAAAGAAGTATGGAGATAACGTAACAATTAACCTAGAAACAGGAGAAATAAAAGAAAATGTCGAAGATAAGTAACCAAACGTATTATCCAGCAGTAACTCCAGTGGATGGAGATTTTGTTATTGGAACAGATGTAAGCGATGCTAGTGCAACAAAAACATTTTTGTTTTCAGATATTAAAACATATATCGGAGGAGAATTGTCTGTTAGTTCTTCATTGAGCGCATCTTCTACAAGCAGTCAAAATCCATCTACAACGGACACAATATTGCAGGTAGAGTTTGGTGCTGCTCAAGGAACATCTAGTGATGCTGTTCAAATTGATGCAGCTGGAACAGTTACTTTTAATCAAACAGGTTTGTATTTTGTAAAATTTTGTGGAGGATTTGGAAGAAGTACAAATACAAATGATGCTGTTATTCTTTTAAGAAAATTAGTGAATGATACTGCATCTGGATTTGTTAAAGGAATACAAATTCCTGATAACCAAACTTTGATTCCTTATGATGAAACTTTTACGATTTCAATAACCGCACCTTCTACAACTCTTAAGTTTCAAGTACTAAGAGATAGCTCTGGAGAAGACGATGGTGGATTAAAAGAAATAACTACATCTAGTTCTTTTGCAAATGTACCATCAGCCAGTCTTGAGATTTCAAAGCTCGGCTAAATTAAAATAAAATAAAATGGATATAAGAAAAATATCCATAGGGCCTGACTATAAGTCGGGTGCTATGCATTATATAGTGGGTCAAAACATTCTTAATGACAGCCACTCGATACATTTAATTCAACAAGATAAAGATACAGGTAGTATAAAGGTTTGGATTGAACGCCAAGACGAAGTGTTTCTTTGGAAAGAGTTCAATGAAACCATGCCTATATCTATTGAATATAATATCAACTTTGAATGAAATCTCCTTTTTATTTTATCGTTGAACCTGTTGGTGGCAGGCGGTATGATAATGTGAAAAAAATTGGAGATATAGATTTCATAACAAGTACTTCCCAAGAAGACCACAAAGCATCTAATCGTTACGCTAAAGTTATAGAGTGCCCCTCTGGATACACTGGACCTATTGAAAAAGGAGATACACTTCTTGTTCATCACAATGTATTCAAGGTTTACTATGACATGAGTGGGAAGGAAAGAAGTGGATTTAGTTTCTTAAAAGATAAAACGTTTTTCTTAGAGCGCAATCAATTCTTTATGTATAAAAACAAAGATGGTTGGCATACTCTGGGTGATTTTTGTTTTGTAAAACCAGATGAAGATTTAATTGGTTATATTAGATACAGCAATAAATTTCTTGAGGATTCTGGTGTGAATGTTGGGGATAGAATATGTTTTACGCCAGAGAGCGAATATGAATTTGATGTTGATGGCGAGGTTCTTTATAGGATGAAGTCTAATGATATAGCTCTTGTTGTAGATGGAAGTTAGAAAGTTAAAGGAAGATATTATAAAAGCTGGAGAGTCAGCTGTAAAGGAGCTGATTAAGGTTGCTAAGGAAGATATTATTAAAAAGGGACTAGATGATTTGTCTCCAGAGTTAGCTGCTGATAGATTAAAGAATGCAGCTGCTACAAAGAAGCTAGCTATATTCGATGCATTTGAAATCTTAACAAGAATAGAAAATGAGAAGAATATGTTAGCTGGAAAAACTACAGAAAAAACAGAACAAAAACTACAGGGGTTTGCAGAAAGAAGGTCAAAATAATTTGTATAAAGAGCTTCATGGTCATGTTCCTAAGAATGTAATTTCAAACAAGAATAGGGCTAAGAGCTGGAAGTATGGATATGACGATAAATATGATATGGTTGTTATATCTAAAAACGGAACTATTGATTCTGTAATATCTATCAGTGGGCTGAATATAGCCCTACCCAAAAAACCACGAAAAGTTTTTTCACGACACAAAGATTCTTCTGAGCAATACTGGGAAGTTCAAGAGTATCCCAAAGAGCTTTCAAGAATACCAAGTATATTCCAGTGGCATGAGTCTGCTCAGGAGTTCAAGGACAAGTGGGTTGATTATATAGAAGAAGAGTTCAACAGAAGAGAGGATGGGCTTTGGTTTATGAACAATGGAAAGCCAACATACATAACGGGAACTCACTATATGTATCTTCAGTGGACTAAAATAGATGTTGGAAACCCAGAGTTTCGTGAGGCAAACAGATTGTTTTTTATATTTTGGGAAGCTTGTAAGGCAGACCAAAGAAGTTTTGGGATGGTGTATTTGAAGATACGTCGTTCTGGATTTTCGTTTATGTCTTCCTCTGAATGCGTAAATACTGGAACGCTTGCCAAAGATGCAAGGGTTGGGATATTATCAAAGACAGGTTCTGATGCAAAGAAAATGTTTACAGATAAGGTAGTGCCTATATCAAATAACTATCCATTTTTTTTCAAGCCCATACAGGATGGTATGGACAAACCAAAGACTGAGCTTGCATACCGTGTTCCAGCTTCTAAGATTACAAAGAAGAACATGAACTCGGTGTCTGACATTGTGTTTGAAGGATTAGATACAACTATTGACTGGAAGAATACAGGAGATAACTCTTATGATGGTGAAAAGCTTTTGCTTCTTGTTCACGATGAAAGTGGTAAATGGGACAAACCAGATAATATTCTTAATAACTGGCGTGTAACAAAAACCTGTCTTAGACTGGGTAGAAGGATTATAGGTAAATGTATGATGGGGTCTACTTCAAATGCTTTGGACAAAGGTGGTGATAACTTTAAGAAGTTGTACTATGATTCTGACATAACAAAAAGAAATTCTAACGGACAAACAAAGAGTGGAATGTATAGTTTGTTTATACCCATGGAATGGAATATGGAAGGTTTTATTGATAGATATGGCATGCCTGTTTTGGATACCCCAAAAAAACCACTGTTGGATTCTTACGGTGATTACATTCCCCAGGGGGCTGTAGAATATTGGGAGAATGAGGTTGATAGTTTGAAGAACGACCCTGATGCTTTGAATGAATTTTATAGACAGTTTCCAAGAACAGAGTCGCATGCATTCAGAGATGAAACCAAATCATCTATATTTAATCTAACAAAAATATATCAACAGGTAGACTATAATGATTCTATTATAAAAGAAAAGTATCTAACCAAGGGTTCTTTTCATTGGAAAGATGGGGTTGAGGATTCTCAAGTAATATGGACTCCAGACCCAAGGGGAAGATTTTTATTATCTTGGATACCGAACAAGTCTTTACAAAATAAAGTTATTATTAAAAATGGAGCTAAGTATCCTGGCAATGAACACATAGGTTCTTTTGGTTGTGACTCCTATGATATATCAGGTACAGTTGTTGGCAGGGGTTCTAATGGAGCTTTACATGGATTGACTAAATTTAATATGGATGAAGCTCCAAGTAATGAGTTTTTTCTTGAGTATATAGCAAGGCCGCAAACAGCAGAGATATTTTTCGAAGAGGTGCTTATGGCTTGTGTGTTTTATGGTATGCCTGTTTTAGTTGAGAATAATAAGCCAAGACTTTTGTATCACATGAAGAACAGAGGATATAGAGGATTTTCAATGAACAGGCCAGATAAGGCGTTTAACAAGCTCTCTAAGGCAGAAAAAGAAATTGGAGGTATACCCAACTCATCTGAAGATGTAAAGCAAGCTCACGCCTCAGCTATTGAATCTTATATAGAAAAGTATGTTGGGATAGATTTTAATGGTGATTACAGGGATGCTGGCGATATGGGTGCTATGTATTTTACAAGAACATTGGAAGATTGGGCCAAGTTTGATATAACAAATAGAACAAAGTTTGATGCAGCAATTAGTTCAGGTTTAGCTATTATGGCTAACCAGAGAAGTAAATATACCCCCCAGAAAAGACAGTCAAAAATAAACATTAAATTTGCAAGATATAATAATAAGGGAATTTACAGCGAAATAATAACATGAAGGAAGTAACCATATCAGTTAATAGCGCATCGTTTCCAGGTCAATTTGTTAGCGACTCAGAGAAGGCTTCTATGGAGTTCGGTCTCCAAGTTGGTCAAGCTATTCAATATGAATGGTTCAGACGTGGTAATGGTGACTGTAAGTTCTACAGACAATTAGATGATTTCCACAGGTTGAGATTATATTCTCGAGGGGAGCAGTCTGTAGGAAAATACAAAAACGAATTAGCAGTAGACGGAGATTTGTCTTATCTAAACTTAGATTGGACTCCGATACCAATTATACCAAAGTTTGTAGACATAGTTGTAAATGGAATGTCTGATAGATTGTTTTCTATCAACACATATGCACAAGACGCTATGTCTGCAGAAAAAAGAATTGCCTATCAGGACATGATTGAAACCGATATGGTTGCAAAAGATTTCTTGGAGCAAATGAACGAAAGCTTTGGTATAGATGCATTTGCTGTACCACAACAAGACATTCCAGAAAGTGATGAAGAGTTAGCTCTGCACATGCAGCTAAAGTATAAGCCATCTATTGAGATAGCTCAGGAGCAAGCAATTAACACAGTGCTTGGTGAAAATCATTATGATGAAATCAAAAAGAGAATAAACTATGATTTGACAACTATAGGTATAGGAGCTGCGAAACATAGCTTTTTACCTGGCGCTGGAGTTAAGGTTGACTATGTAGACCCAGCTAACTTAGTTTATAGTTACACTGAAGATAATAACTTTAGAGATTGTTTTTATTGGGGAGAAGTAAAGACTGTTCCAACAACAGAGCTTAGAAAGATTGACCCCACATTAACAAACGAAGATTTAGAAAATATATCTAAATACAGCCAGAGCTGGTACGATTACTACAATGTTTCAAGGTTTTATGAAAACTCTATGTTTAATAGAGACACAGCCACACTACTTTACTTTAGCTACAAAACAGACAAAAGCTTTGTTTACAAAAAGAAAATGCTTGACAATGGTGGGCAGCGTATGATTGAAAAAGATGATTCGTTCAATCCTCCAGAAGAAATGATGGCTGACGGAAACTTCGAAAGAATTGAAAAGAAAATTGAAGTATGGTATGAAGGCGTAATGGTTATGGGTACAAACATTATGCTTAAATGGGAGATGGCTAAGAATATGGTTAGACCAAAGTCAGCTTCACAGCACGTTTCGTCTCCATATATTGTTAATGCTCCAAGAATGTACAAGGGTGTAATTGAATCTTTGGTTAGAAGAATGATTACATTTGCTGACCTGATTCAGATTACGCATTTAAAGTTACAGCAAGTTATATCTAAGGTAGTTCCAGATGGTGTGTTTATAGATGCCGATGGACTTAGTGAGGTTGACCTTGGTAATGGTGGAGTCTATAATCCAGAAGATGCATTAAGACTTTACTTTCAAACAGGTTCTGTTGTAGGAAGAAGCTATACTCAAGATGGAGAGTTTAACAACGCAAGAGTTCCAATTCAGCAGCTTACAAGTAACTCTGGTCAAGCAAAGATTGCTAGTTTAATTGGTAGTTACAATCACTATCTCAACATGATGCGTGATGTAACAGGGCTTAATGAGGCTAGAGATGGAAGTAAGATTGACCCAGATTCATTGGTTGGTTTACAAAAACTTGCAGCAGCAAACTCGAATACAGCAACAAGACATGTATTAGATGCTAGCTTACAAATAACTAAGGCACTTGCAGAAGGTCTGTCTTGTAGAATATCAGATATATTGGAATACTCTGAGTTCAAGGAAGAGTTTGCAATGCAGATAGGGAAGTATAATGTAGCCACACTTGAAGATACTAAAGATTTATATCTGTACGACTTTGGAATATTTATTGAGCTTTCTCCAGATGAAGAAGAAAAGGCTCAGTTAGAAGCGAATATACAAACCGCCCTGTCAAGAGACCAGATACATCTGGAAGATGCAATTGATATTCGAGATGTTAAGAACCTGAAGGTTGCTAATCAACTTCTTAAATTAAAAAGAAAGAAGAAAGAAGAAAACGACATTCAGAAAAGTATGATGCAACAACAGACTCAAGCGCAAGTAAATCAGCAATCACAAGCTATGGCTGCAGAAGCCGCACTGGCTAAGATTGAAGCTGAGAAGCGTTCTAAGATGGAGCTTAAGCAAGCTGAGATTGCATTTGATATTGAAAAGATGAAGAATGAAGCTGCTCTTAAATCACAGCTTATGCAACTTGAGTTTGACATGAACATGCAACTCAAAGGTATTGAGGCTAATTCTTTGCAGAAAAGAGAGAACAACAGAGAGAAGGCTAAAGCTGATAGAATTAGTCAGCAAAACACACAGCAATCTAAACTAATAGACCAGCGTAAAAACAATCTACCTCCTATGAGTTTTGAATCAAATGAGGATAGTTTAGATGGCTTTGACTTGGCAGAATTTGAGCCAAGATAAGAATATATTTTTTTAATTAACTTTGCATAAAAATTTAATCAAATGTCAGAAATAAAAGTAAGGGTGTTGGATGACACCGTAGAAGAGAAGTCTGTTCAAGAAGTAGAACAAGAATTGTTAGACAAGCATGAACAGGAGCAAAAAGAAAATGAGCAAGAAGAAGCTCAGGAAGTAAAAGAAAATTCTACAGAAGTTGCTGAAGAGCAACCAGTAGAACAAGAAGAGCAAGAGAGCCCAGCTCCCGAGCTCGGAGAAGAAGACGTTCTTTCATATATTAGAGACAGGTACAATAAGGAAATTAATTCTGTTGAAGAACTTTTTGAAGAAAGAGTTCAGGCAGAAGAACTTCCTGAGGATGTATCAGCTTTCTTAAAGTACAAGAAAGAAACTGGTAGGGGTATCCAGGACTTCATGAGAATCAATAGAGATTATGATGAAATGGATGCTGACCAGATTTTAGCTGAATATTATTCTGCAACAGAATCAGACCTAGACAGAGAAGACATTAGTTATTTGCTTAACGAAAAGTTTGCATATGATACTGAGGTTGACGATGAAAAGGAAATTAAGCAGAAGCAGATAGCTAAAAAAAGAGAGCTTGCTAAAGCTAAGAAGTACTTCAATGATTTGAAGGAAACGTATAAGACACCACTTGAGTCAAGCGGTGGTCTTGTTTCTGAAGAAGAAAAGAGTGACTATGAAGCTTACAAGAAATATATCCAAGAGTCTAAGAGTGTTGAAGAGGAAACTGTTAAGCGCTCTGAGTATTTTCAAAAGAAGACAGATGAAGTCTTCTCCAATGAATTCAAAGGTTTTGATTTTAGTATTGGTGAAGAAAACTTATCTTATCTTCCTGGAGATGCAAAGGAGCTTAAGGCTACTCAATCAGATATAAACAATTTTATATCTAAGTTTGTAGATAAGAATGGTATGATATCGGACGCTAGTGGATACCACAAAGCTATCGCTGTAGCTATGAACCCTGATAAATTTGCTAAGTTTTTTTATGAGCAAGGTCAAGCAAATGCAATTGATGATGCGGCTAAAAAAGCTAAAAACATTGACATGGGTGTTAGAGAGACACCTAAAGATATGAACAACAAAGGTTTCAGTGTTAGAGCATTAGATGATAGTAGTGGAAGAGGACTCAAAATAAAGAGTAATAAAAAATAACAAATCATTTAAAAAAATAAATAATGGCTTTTACTATTACGCCGACAAGTACGGCATTACAACCATCTGCCGAGAGAGTGCCTACACAGGCAAACTATCTTGGTAATGATGCTTTTGTTTTCACGCAACAATACCTTCCTGATTTAATGGAGAAGGAATTTGAGCGTTATGGAAACCGCTCTGTATCTTCATTCCTTCGAATGGTAGGTGCTGAGATGCCTTCCAACTCTGACCTTATTAAGTGGGCTGAGCAAGGAAGATTACACATTAAATATATCAACTGTGCTGGTAAAGCTGGGACTACTCTTGGAGATGACACTGCAACAATTGTAGTTTCTGATGCTGGTGCTCCTGCTGCTGGGTCGCTTCCTTTGAAAATTGGACAGACAGTTATGATTTCAGACAACCAAGCTGCTTCTGTAAAGCAAAACAAAGCTATCATTACGTCAGTTAGTACAACTGCTAATGAGTTTGACGTTGCTTTTTATGAAGCGGGCGGAGCTACTTTTGCTACAAGTGAGACGTTGACTGTTTTTGTTTATGGTTCTGAGTATCAAAAAGGAACTGATACAACTACACTTACGTCTGCAGACGCTGATGACAACATCTTTGAAAATAGCCCAATTATTATCAAAGAAAAATATGAAGTTAGCGGTTCTGATATGGCTCAAATTGGATGGATTGAAGTAACTACTGAAAATGGTGCAACTGGATACCTATGGTATATCAAGTCTGAGCATGAAACTCGCTTAAGATTTGAAGACTATATGGAGACTGCACTTGTTGAAGCTGTACCAGCTGAGGCTGCTTCAGGAGTTATTGCTTTAGACAATTCAGTTATTACTGGTAATAAAGGTACTGACGGACTTTTCCATCAAATTGAACAACGAGGAAATGTTGCAGCTGGTTCTTTAGATAACCTTGCAGACTTTGATAATGTTGTTAAGCGTCTTGATAAAGAAGGTGCTATTGAAGAGAATGTTCTTTTCCTTAACCGTGAGTTGAGCTTTAGCATTGACGATATGTTGGCTGCTCAAAACTCTTATGGTACAGGTGGTACTTCTTATGGGTTGTTTGACAACGACGAAGACATGGCCTTAAATCTTGGATTCTCTGGATTCCGTAGAGGTTATGATTTCTACAAGTCTGACTGGAAATACCTAAATGACGCTACTATGCGAGGTGGTATTGTTGCTGGAGCTATAAATGGGGTACTTGTACCTGCTGGCTCTACAACTGTTTATGACCAAGTTCTTGGTAAAAACGCAAAACGACCTTTCTTGCATGTTCGTTATAGAGCTTCTGAAACTGAAGACCGTAAGTATAAGACATGGGTGACTGGTTCTGCAGGTTCTGCAGGAATGAGTTCATCTCTTGATGCAATGACAGTTAATTATTTAACTGAGCGTGCATTATGTGTTCTTGGTGCTAACAACTTCTTCTTATTCGAAGACTAATAATTATGGGGGAGGGAATTTCTCTCCCCCTTTTTTTAACTTTAATTAAAATTTTAATACAATGGCAAAGAAACAAGCCGTCCTAACGGACAAAGTTTATAGATTGAAAAGAAGAATAACACCTCTTAGTTATATGATTCAATCTAAAAGTACTAGAAAAAAACCACTCCTTTATTTTGATGGACAAACCAATAGGGAGCTTCGGTATGCACGAAATCAAAAGTCACCCTTCTTAGAAGAGCAAGATGGAAATGCGGTTCTTGAACCAATTATTTTTGAATCAGGATTATTACTTGTTCCTAAATCAAATCCAGTTCTTCAAGAGTTTTTATCTTATCATCCTGGTAATGGTGGAGTTTTTGAATTAGTTGACAATGAAAAAGACGCTTCGGTTGAAGTGGAAAGTTTAGACCATCAGCTTGAAGCTCAGATACAGGCTCGTGAATTAAACTTAGAACTTTCAGAAACTTTATGTAGAGTTTTACTTGGGCTAAACGTAAGTAAGATGACAAGTGCTGAAATAAAAAGAGACATTAGATTGTTCGCAAAAGAAAACCCACTTGAGTTTTTAGATGCACTTAACGACCCTATGTTAAAGATTCAAGACATCTGTTACAAGTTATTTGACGAAGGTCTTATTTCTTTAAAAAATAACAATCGGGATATATACTATAATCTAAAGTCTAACAAAAAGAAAATAATGACAGTTCCTTTTGGTGAAGACCCAGCTTTTATGTTGGCATCTTATTTTCAAACAGACGATGGTATTGAAGTAATGAAGATACTCCAAACCAAGCTAGAAAATTTAGAAGATTAAAAGATTATAAACATTGTAATGAGGGCTCTAATTTTAGAGCCCTTTCTTTTTTTGCTTATCTTTGTGTAAATTTTTACGATGATAAACTCTGTAAGAACAACAGTATTGGCCATAGCTAATAAGAATAACTTTGGCTATATATCACCGAATGATTTCAACCTCTATGCAAAGCAGGCTCAACTTGATTTGTTTGAGGACTATTTCTATGCATACAATGCACAGATAAGAAAAGAAAACACAAGGCAATCAGGAACTGGATATGCTGATATTACAAAAGGTTTAGCGGAAGTCATTGATTCTTTTTATACTTCTTACAATTCTCCTGCAATGCCATCGGGAGACCCATCTTTAAGACAAACACCTTCAGATTATTATTTAATAAATAATGTAGTCGTGGGTGGAGTGGAAGCTGAAAGAGTAAATCATAGCAAAATATTAATGTTAAATAGTTCAAACTTAACATCGCCAACCTTAGAATACCCAGCTTATGTTTTACAAAATCAATCTATTACTATTTATCCAGCTTTAGATGGTGGGGTTTCTGTTAATATAACATATGTGAGATATCCAAAAGACCCTAAATGGACATACATTGACATTGCTTCTGGAGAACCTGTGTTTGATGCAACTGCATCTGACTATCAGGACTTTGAGTTACCAGCTTCTGATGAACCATCTCTTGTTATGAAGATACTTCAGTACGCTGGCGTGTCGATAAGAGAAAAAGACCTCGTGACTTTTGGAAACAATGAAGAACTAAAAGAACAACAACAAGAACAATAAGATGGCTTATATATCTGATTTTAAATATTACGAAGAGGACAACGGAGAAAACTTTGGTTCGTCTCAGTATATAAAGTTATCTGAGATTGTAAACAATTTTATGTTGATGTATGTTGGAAACCACGAGATTATCAACAACATACCAAGGTACAAAGTTTTGTTTCATGCAAAGCGTGCTATTCAAGAGCTCCACTACGATGCAATGAAGGATGTAAAGGTTCTTGAGCAATCAGTTACAGACAGGCTTCAAGTTATATTGCCAAGTGACTATGTAAATTATGTTCGCATATCAATGTATAGAGATGATGTTTTGTTTCCTCTTGTTGAGAATATGCAAACAAATTATTCTAAAGCATACCTAAAAGACAACAACGATAAGATATTATTTGATAATAATGGTAGAGTTTTAGAGGGATTATCTGAACTAGATTACGATAGAATACATAAGTTGCAGAAGAGTTTATACCCAGGAGATGGCATAATGAACGGTAAGTTGGGATATTATGACGGAACAAACTGGTATTTTGATAGATTCATAGGAGCTCGCTACGGCCTTAATACGGAGACAGCTAACATCAACCCTACCTTTAGGATAGATAATCGCTCAGGAGTTATTAATTTTAGCTCAGAAGTGGTAGAGGGACAGAAGATTGTTATCGAATATATATCAGATGGATTAGAAAAGGGTGAAGATAGTCAGGTTGTTGTAAACAAACTTGCTGAAGAATTTATATATGCTTACATTAGGTATATGATATTGAGCACAAAGCTAGGCGTTCAGGAATACATTGTTCGAAGAGCACAAAAAGAGAAGACAGCTTTGTATCGAAATGCTAAATTAAGAATGAGTAATCTACACCCAAGCAGACTTCTTATGAGTCTACGGGGTCAGTATAAGTGGATAAAGTAATATGATTACAAAAACTACTTTTGTAAAAGGCGTGATGAATAAGAGCGTCGACGAACGCTTGCTACCTCAAGGGGAATACATTGATGCACTTAATGTTAGGGCTGGCTCTACTGAGGATAGTGAGATTGGTGCTATAGAAAACTCAAAAGGAAATGAGCTCTTAACAAATATACCTGGTGGCATTACAACTCTTGAGTACAATGGTACTGCTCTTGATGAAAGTAATGGAGCTATGTGTATCGGAGCTTATGAAGACGGAGCTAACGAAACCATATACTTCTTTGTAACAAGTAATATTGTAGACATCATTGCATCTTGGACTGTAGCTGAAGATGGTGTTAGCGGTTCTATTAGATATCATGTTATTAGTACATCTGTACTTAACTTTAACAAACAAAACAGAATTGTAGGTATAAACAAGGTAGATGACCTTTTGTTTTTTACGGACAACTACAACCAACCAAGAAAGATAAACGTAACACGCTCATATGGAGAGCCACAAAATGATGTCGACTTAATTACAGAAGATGATTTATCTGTGATTGTAAAGCCTCCATTTAATTCTCCTGTAATATCATCTTTTACTTCTGAGAAAAGAGGTAACTATCTTGAGGATAAGGTTATAACATTCTCATATAGATGGAGATATCAAGATGGAGAGTACAGTGCACTGTCTCCTTTTTCAGAAGCGGCGTTTGAACCAAGTCCATTTTTTATAAATGTTGACGGAGCCTTTAATGGCGGTATGAAAAACAGAATAAATAATGCTGTAGTAGAAGTTGAGACAGGAAGCGATAGGGTTGAAGAGATTCAAATTTGTTTTAAGAGAAGTGGCAATAATAATGTTTATGTTATAGACAATTACAATAAAGAAAATTTAAGTATTGATAGCAACTCAACGTTTAATATAAACTTTGATAATAGCAAAATATATACGGTACTTCCTCAGGATGAGCTGTTTAGATTATATGATAATGTTCCAAGATTTGCTAAAGCTCAGACGATTATGGGCAATAGGATTATGTATGGAAACTATGTTGATGGTTATGACATGGATGTTGTTGAGGGACAGCAATCGGTTGAAGTTGACATTGATGCAAATTTAGTTTCTTTTGAAACATTTACAAAGCCTGTTTTAACTTCACAATCTGATTCATCAAGATATGATATTGACCCAGCAAATCAAAATTATACGGTTACTGATGCTAGAAGTGATATTGATTTTTCTAGTTTTTTATCTTCAGATAAATTAAAGAAAGGTTCTATAATTAACTTTTTAATTAATATATCTCATGATAGCTATACAACTACAGGTACAGCACCAACTGATTTTCAGAAATCTTTTAATATAAGTTCATCTTTTGTACTTGGCAAAAATTATACGAGTGCAAATGAATTAGTTTCATCTCCTGAGTTTGCTTCATTTATAGGAACAACAAATAATATACAGCCTATAGCTAGTGCAGATGACGGTGGAACTTTAACAGATATATTTAATTCAAACGTATCCACAAGCTCTATACCAGCGGGGTATTCAAAAGCAGGGAGTGGTCTTACAGCCATTGGTCAAGGATTTGATTACAATTCTGCAGGACCAAATATTATTTTGATAACCTGCAACGCAATGAAGTATACTCATGCTACAGACCCTGATATATATGAGTATTTTTCTTTTAATGTATTTGCGGTAACAGTTACAAGCCCAGATGGATTTCAAACTTTACATAGTAATAGAAATTACGAGCTTGGAATTGTTTACCTAGATGAATATGGAAGACAATCTACAGTATTTACTTCAACAGGCAATAGTGTTTATACACCTGCTTATAGTTCTTCGAAAAAAAATCAAATTGAATTTAAAATAAATAGTGAACCTCCATATTGGGCTACTGCATACAGACCTGTTATAAAGCCAAGTTATGGCACGTATGAAACGATATATTGCTTTAATAATATTTTTGAAAACAGCGGGTTTGCATATTTTCTTTTAGAAGGAGAGAATTCTAAAAAAGTAAATGAAGGTGACAAACTTATTGTAAAAGTAGATTCTGGTGGACCTACTCAAAATCTTGTTGAAACAACAGTGTTAGAGGTTGAAGCAAAAGAAAGAAATTTTTTAATTCCAGGGGGGGCAGTTTCTGATATTCAACAACCAGCTGGAGTTTACATGAAATTAAGACCAACTAATTTTTCTGTAGACTCTAATATATATACTGATAGTGAAGATTTAGTTTTTAACGCCATTACTGAATTTCATAATGGATTAATAGTAGACGATAAAAATTCTTCTATATCAGATAGAGGTATGGAGACAGCGTTGCTGTCTGAGGACGATGGCACGGGGACACATGTACCAGTCCCTATACCTCAAGGTAGCGTGGTAACTCTTCTAATACAAACTGGATGGTCGAGGGCTGTAGGGTGCGTTGCGATTAATGCCGACACTAATGGTCCTACAGCTCAGTATGTTGCTGAAAGAGATTATACTGACTTTAGGGAAATGGTTATTGCTCAACAAATAGATTTTGCAGAGGGCATGATTTATTATAATCAATCAAGCATTTTAGAATGTTATCCAGTTACGCAAGATAATACCTTATACACAGGTACAACGCCGCCAGTAGAGGCCGCAGGTTCTAATCCTCCAGAAGGAGAAAATAGAATAGATTTTTATCAAAACACTAGCACTGGTGAGCTTTTCCTTAGGTCAATAAGTGGTGCAACTATTTCAGAAGCATGGCAGGCTACAAACGGAAGAGTAGACCCAGATATACTTAGCCTTTATTCTTTTACTTTTATTGACTTTCAACTTCAAAGAAGCGCTGCTTCTGGCAATGGTGTTGGGGGGTTTGTTTTTGAAACAAAACCAGTGTCTATTGATAATGATATTTATTTTGAATCTTCGGAAACATTCTTAATAGAAAATGGATTACACAAGGGGAATCAACAAAACCAATTACAAAACACTCCTGCTGTATCATTATTAGATTTTCATGACTGTTATACTTTTGGAAACGGTGTAGAAAGCTATAAGGTAGAGGACCTTATTGGTGGAGACTCAGTAGTTATAGGGCAAAGAACAACCGCTGTATCTGAGCAAGACTACAAGAAGGCACATAGATTTGCATCTATAACTTATTCAGGAGTTTATAATGCAGAAACAAACTTAAACAAGCTCAACCAGTTTAACTTATCACTTGCAAACTTTAGTGATTTAGAGAAGTCCTTTGGCAACATTGGTATATTGCACGCCAGAGAAACAGACTTACTTGTTCTTCAAGAAGATAGAGTTTCTTATGTGCTTCAAGGTAAAAACTTATTATCTGATTCGGTTGGTGGAGGTGCGATAACATCTGTCCCTGAAGTTTTAGGAACTCAGATTGCAAGGAATGAAGAGTATGGCATATCATCTGATGCAGAAACATTCGTTCATTTCGGAAACGAAGTATATTTTACAGACTCCAAAAGAGGTGCGGTGCTTAATTTGGTAGGTGGTAGTTTTAAACAAGACAAGCTTGTACCTATATCTGAATTAGGAATGCGGTCTTTCTTTAGAGATACATTTATAGAATCATTCAGGTCATACAAGCTCGGTGGCTTTGACCCATATATGAATGAATATGTTCTTACGATAAATGAAGATGAGCAAGACGTTGTAACAGAAATAATAGAAGAAGTAGAATGTTCTGCAGATAATGAATTCACAACAGAATTAATTAACCAAGATATATATGAGGTTGAGTTTGACCCATTTATCGGTACAGTTGAGATAGACTACACAGTTCAAAGTGTTAATCAAACTATCATGCAAGTTGTTTGGGACAACACTCAAGTTGTGAATAGCGTTATTAGTGGAACAGGAAGTGTGAGTTTTACAAAAACAAAAAACTATCCAGACACTGCCACCGTAACTATTAGCTGCCCAGGACTAGATGTTCAACCATGTAATGCTGGAATGGATGTATTATTCCTTTTAGATTATAGTTCGTTAGATGGTACTCCGCCTGGAGTCCCCTCAACATGGATGCCAGAGAATATTCAGACTTTAAAGAACGACATGAGTAGTATCATAACTACAATAGAGCAGCAATCTGGAGGAGATTATAGATTAGGGCTTGTCACTTATGAAGCTGTTGATAACACTGATGTTCCAACCGCTACTGGTTCAGTTACTACTGTTGGTGGTGCAGACAGGCTGATTGATTCAAACGCTAATTTTCCAAACTCTATATCTGGAGACCCAGCAAGGGGACTTAACCCATTTGATGGAAGTAATGTTAATTCTAAAATAAGCAGCACAGAGCTTGAAATGGTAGCAAGTGGATTATTTAATGCCGTTGGTCTTCCATATGCTGCTGGACCTGAAGTAACAAATGCAGGGAGCTGGCCAAAATATACAGTTCAGGGTGATTATCATTATCTACCTTCTGCACAAAAATACATTAATACGGATTCATCATATAGTCAATATGTTACGTGCTTTGAAAAGTTTTCGACTGGAAACAAGGATTCGTTTAATAGGTATTTAAGGTCTATATCTATAGAACCAAATAGCCTTACAATCGGACAAGTTACTTCTGTTTCTGCAAACAAACTTATTGATTCAAGCGCAACATTTATAACCAACGGAATTAGACCTGGGGATGTTATATACAAATATGCTTCAAATCCAAGTGTTTGGTCCGCTGGTGTTTCTGCTACAGTTGTTTCTGTAGACAGCGAAACTCAGCTTACTTTAGATGCAGATATATTTACATCATCTGGTTCTGGTCATAAATATATATTTGGCACTACAGTTGGAACAGATGCAGTGAGAGGGACTACTCCAATTATATTTAAAAGCCAGCCATCTGGGGTTGCTTTGAGTAGAATTGTTGAGCACAATTTAGCTGGAGCATTTAGAAACAATGTAAACAAACAAATTATTCTATACACAAACACCAAACCTGGAGGTGAAAACGCATTCCATAATCAAGTAGATGCGGATGAGTTTTTAAGATTGGCTTCAATATGTAATGATTTGGGAATAGTTCTTAATATCATAGGTCCAAATGAAAACCCATATGAGGCAAACACAAATGTATATACAGATGCTGCATCAATTACAAATGGTGTCAGAATTAATAGCTTTGCATCTGGCTCAGTTCTTTCAGCTATTGAAAGTACTTGTGGCGCAGAGAGAACAATACCATCATACAGATGTGACCAAAACATAAGCTCACTTGCATTGTCTTCAATTAGCACATACACATATAAATTAGACCTTGGCAATACCACGGGTAGTGCGTTTGTTAATTTTAGCTCTGCTAATCCAATGTCAGTAAGTGTAGAATATAACGGAACAACATACACTGGAGGGCCAAATGTTAGTGGTCAAGTAGAAATACCTGTAACAACGCAAAGCTTAGCAACAACTTCTATAGCCACCGTAACTCTTACAAGCGACACAAATCAAACAGGAGTAAGTATAACTCACACTTGTCCAGTTCTTCCGCCTGAAAGAAAAGTATATCTAGTAGTTTTAAATGACGCTAATCAAGCTGGAGAAACTATCACCAATAGTTACAAAGTAAATTCTAACACACCGTATTCTGTTGATACTGTTTTTGATGCGGATGGTGTTAGTGAAGAGTCAAGCGTATCAGGTTTTACTGATGGTTCTAATCTAAACATACCTTTAAACGGAAACACAGTAACTATAACATCAACTAAAGTTCCAGGGCAAACAGGTGATTTCAATCCGTGTAATTCTATTGGACTTTACGTTGGACCAGAACAAGACCTTAGTCCTGATTTTTTATTAAACAACGCAACATTTGGAACTATCACTTCTACTACAGCTGCAGATGGAACAGAAACAAACGAAACAACATTTACAGTTACATCACAAGACGAAGGTGAAAACCCAGATGCTATATATTTAATTTGGAACTATAGAGACAACCTGCCAAATGTACTTCAAGAAATAGATGTACAGGGAATAACTCAAGGTGGTAATATAAATATACCGCTAATAAATAGCTCCACTGTAACTAATGTTACATACCCAGTTACAATATCAATTACACCATCGCCATCTTATGGAACTGTAACAAAAACAAATGGAGACCCCATACCATCTGGAGGATTTGTTGCTGTAAATGAAGGAGAGGCTGTTGTAAAATACACTCAGGATGGGAGCTCAAACTTAGTAGACACATTTGGATATACAATATCTTCTGGAGGAACTTGTTCAGCGTCAAATGTAGTTAATACTGAATCTATTGCTATTACAGAAAACACTTATTTGTATTTTAATTTTGACCAAAGTGGTTCTATAATATTAGAACAAACAATATTGACAAATTTAGTTAGAAATGGTAAATTAAAAGAAGCTTTACTTCCATTTTATAATAATGACTCTGATGAATACGACAAAAAGGTGTATGTATACCCAGGTACAAATTATCAGATTTATAGTAATTATAAATTCCTATCTAAATCAGACCCGTCTGCAGTTAAAATTCAGCTTGTAAATAGAACAGTTGTAAGAGACTTTACGTTTGGAACTAATCAACAACTTGAAGGTGGATTTATAGGAGACCCTCAAGAAATATTAACTACATCTAAAGTTGGCGGATTTTTGATAAGCAGCGAGCGTTCTTTGCCAGCGACACATAAAGTCATTGGTAAGATAACGGCAATTCAATACGGTAATTATGGCGTATATACTGTTGACACAACGGTTCCTGAGGCTGAACCCGATGCTCTTAAAAGAACAGGTTCTTCTAACCCGTTTGACCAATTAATATATGTAGATAGTTTAGATGGAGACCCGCCATTGGATAGATTAGGAGCATGGGGGAATGAAAGAACTTGGCTTGTTTTACAAGACCATAAGCAGCAAAGCTTATTATATAGAAATCAAATCAATGAAAATAAAGGAACTGCTTTTGAAGAAAGTTTTTATTTACCAGAAGATGGATTTGAATCTACAACTTGGACTCCTCTTTTAGGAACTGAAGAAGGTGCTTCACCATCAGATAAACCAGATAATGTTGTTATGTTTGTTTTTCAGGATGAAGCAACCACAAACACGACCCAACAAATGGGTGAAACAAGTGGTAAGTCTACATCAGAATTTCCGTATATTACTGCTGATTACCCATATTTTTCAATAAGAGGCGGCCAAAGAACATTTTTTGATACCGCAGCAAATTCACCTAATCACTCTGGAGATATTAAAAACTTAAGAAGAAGAGTTGAGCTTTTAAATCAAAACAATCCTAATTTTTATAAAGCAAACATATTTTTCATGAGCCCTAACCATGACGGAATACCAAAAAGTGATGATAAAATGTTTAAAGAATATCTTCAAGCCGTTCAGAATGGAACTGGAATATATTCTGGTGATAATGGTTTGAGTGATTTATCTTCAGTTTTTAATATTGATTATGATACACGTAAATCTGCTACAAGACAAGTTACGAGATTTTCAAATGGTAATGTGTTACTTGAGTTAGTTGAAGCTCCATTAGTTCCAGCTCAGTATAGCACTTCGGAAGGACAACGATTTAGCAGTTGGGATGATTATTATTTATTTAAAATAACAAAATCCTTATTAGATTTAGGATTTGCAAATCCAGGTGGATGGCCTGTAGTTAATTAATTGATATGGGATGTGCTAATTATACCGTGACGTTTAATTGTGTGACAGCTGAAAGCTTGAACATAGTGTATGTTGTTTTGAACTCTCCTATATATAGTAGCGTAAATGCTGTTAATGCGGAAGGTTTAGCTGCTACCATACGTCAAAGGTGGTCTAATGATGATTTTGTTAGTCCTGAATTTACCAGAGAAATTATCATGAGTTCTGATGGCAACCCGTTTTTTAGAAAAGAATCAGGTGTAGAATCTGAAGGCTCTATACCAGCTGAGGGTGCTGATGTAACATTTGGAATAGTAAATGATAGTTTTATTTTCAACCCACAAAAACATTCCTTTAAGTATTTAATATCGAATACTGAATATACATCAAGTGACATAAACACATTGCTTCCATTATTGAACACAGCAACTCCTATAGAAAGTCCAGTGGCTGGTTTAAACCAGGTTTCATTTAATTACACTAATGCAAGTAATCACGACTACTTATATCTTGTTTGGGATTTAAGATATTCTCAGCAAGTAACTCTTAACTATGACGCATCATCCGCATCAACTGCATGTTGTACTGCTAGTGGAGCGACTTATTATATAGACTCTCCAAGTTTCTTGTCAGCCACAATGATTTACGATGACGCTGCTCTTCTTACTAAATCAGCTGATGGTTTCTACAATGAAGGAACTGATGATGGAGGTTTTTATAGAGAACTTGACACTGTTTCGTCAGTAAAAATATTACAACCAAGAACCAAGTGTGACGGTTGTGGGTCAGGGCCTGTGCTTTATGATACATTTGTTGGAAATAGCGTTCAATATAATACAGCAAACGATGGTCCGCTTTCAGCCTGTCAAAACAAAGCTGAAACACTTCAGTTGTATAGAGCTTCATTCCCAATAAATGCACCTAGAGTTGGTGATGTGTTGTATACAACTTCTACTCTTACAGGTGGAACTGAATACAATGGAAACAACAAATATGTTCCATTAAGATTAGCTAATTCTGCTAGTGCCGAATGGTATGCAATAAAAATAAATGGAAGTGGTGTTGTTTTAGAGGCAATAAGATGTGTTGATGAGATTTTAATTGGAACTGTATCTTATGAAAATTCAAGAGGAGTTCTAAAAACACTAGGATTAAGTGAAGATTTATCGAGTAACAGCGTACAGATTAACATAATAGTTGGTGGAGCACCTGTAGTATTTAAAGCAATAGCTAGTAATGACGGATTCAACAATAACCAAATTACATCTACAATATCAATAGGGTCCTTAGGTACAGCTACAGTTACAACATCGTCACGAACAGGTGCTGAAAGTAGTGGCTCTATTACAGTTCCTGTGGGAACACATGTATTAACATTGAGCGGTTCTCTTTCACTTACTCCTCCAAACACAACTGGTGGAGGTGCAGCATCATTTTCACACAACGGTACAGAATAATAAATATGGCAAGTCAAACATTAACATATAGCTCGGGAGCAAAAGGATGGCCTTCATTCTACTCATTTATACCAGATTGCATGATAGGTATGAATAATTATTTTTATACATTTAAGAATGGTAGTCTGTACAGACACAATACAAATGAAGTTAGAAATAATTTTTATGCAAAGCAATTCTCAAGCTCTATAAAAAGTTCATTTAATTTAGAACCAACTACAGTTAAGCTTTTTAAAACTATTGAGCTTGAGGGTGATGCATCATGGAGTGCAAGTATATCCACAAACCTTTCTACAGGAAATGTAAACTCTGGATTCTTTGATAACAAAGAAGGTAGATACCACGCATTTATACGAGCCAACACAGAGACTGTTGATGCTAACCTTAGAAATGTAGGTGGTATAGGAACAGTAACATCCGTTGAGTCATCTAACACAAGAGCTGTCGTACTTACCTTCCCGACTACAATCGACATGCCAGGGATGATGAGTATTAACGATACGCTGTACAAAAACGACAATGGAAGTTTGAAAAAGTTGGGATTGATAACATCAAAAACAGGCTTTACAATTACAATAGACACTGAACCATCACCTGATTTTGGTGGTAGCGTTCCGTCTAATAATGATTTTATACTCTACGCTAAAAATAGCATAGCTGAATCCTATGGCGTTAGAGGTTATTATATGGAGTTTGAGTTGAAAAATAACTCTACATCTCCTGTTGAATTATTTTCGGTTGGCTCAAGTATTTTCAGGAGCTTCCCTTAATTTTATTATCTTTGCAAAAATAGTATAAACATGGCAATATCACTTATTACTTCTTTTGTAGGTACTGCTTTAAACCTTCAAGGCGCTGCAAGACAGAGAGCAATAGCTGCAAAAGCACAAAGAGAGGCTGATATAGCTACTCAAAGCGCATTAAAAGCAATCGAAAAATCTGGTATTGTTGACATAGCATTGCCCACAAAGCAATACGAAATGTTGACAAGACAGATAGAGCAACAAACAAGACAAGCAACAGAGGCAGCTAGAGAGGCTGGCCCTCGTGGCGTTGCGCAAATACCAAAGATACAAGCGGCTGGAGTTGAAGCTTTTCAGGGATTACAATCGGCGCAAGAAGAAGCTTTGTTTAATATAGAAAAGTATGAACAGGATAAAGAATCTGCAGCTGATTTAGCTACGGCAGAAGTACAGCTTATGCAAGCTCAAGGGGCGCAGGTAGCTGCTGCTGAAGCAAGAAAAGCTGAAAATGAACTTAAGTCTTCTGCTTTGGATTTAGGTATGAACTTTTTAGGAGGTCTAACTAAATTTAACCCAGATGACCCAGACTCATTATATGGAGGTGGTTTATTCAGTGGATTGTTTGGAGGCAGAAATAGAGATAATAGTGGTGCAAATCTGTTCGCATCCTCTGGGAATTCTATTAGACTTACAGATTCATTGCTAAACAAAGCTCAACAAAATATATTTGGCGAAACAACATTACCTCAACTTGATTTCTCATCAAGCTTCCTTAACACCCCATCAATGGGCGGT